GTCCTTCCCCCGCTACGAATTTGCCGCAACTTCTTGTAAATCAAGGAATTGCGGCAAAATTGTCAAAAATGCTGCGCCAGATTTGCGCCAAAAAAATTCGCTGTCTGAGCCGGTTCCTGTCAAACCTTTGTTGGGGAGTTCAAAAATTTCCCCAACAAAAAAAATGTCTTCAAGTCTCCGCACGACGAATGGCTTTATTCCGGCAAAGGTCGCCGAAGGAAAGCGTTGGTATGTTGAATTCTATTGCCTCGATCCGGAAACCGGTCGCATGAGAAGAAAGAGGGTGTCTGTGCCTAAGATAAAAGGCGTGACCGCCCGCAGAAGGTACGCCAACGACATGGTCATCAACATCAACGACCAGCTCTCGCAAGGATGGAATCCCTACCTGTCCCTGAACAATCCGGAGGAATACACTCTTTTTGATGATGTCTGTGAGAAATACTACCGCTATCTGTACAAGTTGACGGAATCGGACATCATGCGCGTCAAAACCTACAATGGCTACACTTCGTTCCTGAACGTGTTCCGTGGCTGGAACAGCGAACAACACAAACCGGTGTGCTATGTCTATCAATTAAAGTCATCAGTTGTCTCGAGGTTTCTCGACTGGCTATGGCTTGATTGCGGGAAGGCTGCCAGAACCAGAGACAATTACCTCTCTTGGCTTCGCAGCTTTGCCGGATGGCTTATGGAGAAGAACTACATCAGCGAGGACTTCACGGCGAATCTTACTGCCGTCCAGGGCAGGCGCAAATGTGCAAAGAACCGCACCGTCATCCCGAAGGAGACGATGCTTGCCATCCGTGAATATTGCAGCGACCGCAACCGCCACTATCTTTTGGCTTGCTATGTTCTCTATTATTGCTTCATACGCCCGAAGGAGATGAGCCACATCAGGATCGGTGACATTTCGGTAAAGGGAGGCACCATTTCCGTCAGGGCCGAATATTCAAAGAACCGGAAGGATGCCGTGGTAACCCTTCCTGATTGTGTTCTCAAACTGATGCTCGACCTTGATGTGCTGTCAAACCCCGCTGACTGGTATCTTTTTAGTTCCGGCTTTCGTCCTGGACCTGCACACCATCCGGCTAAGCATTTCGGTGACTTCTGGACCTACCATCTGAAGAAGGATCTGAGGCTCCCTTCCGAGTACAAGTTCTACAGCCTCAAGGACACAGGCATCACGGATCTGATCAAGGCCCGCACCGATCTCCTTTCTGTTCGTGACCAAGCCCGCCATCACTCACTCCAGATGACCGACCTCTACACCCCTCTGGAGACCCGTACCGCCAACGAGTCCATCCGCCACCACGAGTCCTATTTCTAACCATTTTACCACTCGACAAGGCTGTAGGAGAGACCGGCGCCGATGTAGGGTAGCGGGGTGATGCGGTTGTCCTGGAAGGTTATGCCGTAACCGGCCTGGATGCCTACTGACCAGTGGTGTCTTTTTCGTGACGGCGCGGAAATGATCTTGGTGACTGTCTTCGTTTCCGGAAAGACTTGGATCAGATCGAGGCTTGGCTGGTAGCCGGACACCACCGCACGATAGTCCTTGCCGGAATATTCCTTCCGCTCTTTGGGGAGCTGGACGAAGGTGGTGTCGTGTATGATCACGATGTCGGGATAGGCGACAAGGAGTGTGTCAGTGATGGTGGTTAGGATGGGGACGGGGTACTCCACGGTGACGGTGTCCCTTACGATCAGCGTATCTGCCTTGGGTGTCTCGATGGACTCGGCGACCGCCGAGCGGTAGCCCAGCCTCCAGCTCAGGACGGAGACAGCCGCCACCAGCGCGGCGACAAGCAGAAGGATCCACCCCGGCTTCATCGCCTCACGCCCCCGAGCCTGTCAGCCCACCGCTCCGTCCAGAACGAGTAGTAGTCCACCGTCCGCAGCCTCCTGAACGCGGAGTGCGCCCACGCCCAAAGGAGCGACGGAAGCCCGATCACGACAAGGTAGAGCCATCCGAGATAAAGCGACTGCCTTGTATGTCCCCACTCGTGCATGTGGCTCATCTCTATGTACGATCCCTTGCTGTAATCCCCGCGGTAACGCCACGGGAGGATGATGAACCGCCCGAGGCTTATGCCGCCTTTCATCCTCTCCGAGTAGAGGATGCGGACATCGCCGTAGGTAATCTCCATACACATGCAGTCCAGACTGTAGACCTGGAAGAGGATGAACCCCAGGAGGTTCTGCGGAAGCTCCCACAGGAGCCTCAGGAAATTGATAATCTCTTTCATAACACGTCAATATATTTGCGTCAAACAATTTTCATATTTTGACAACTCACAAGGCCTTGTATTCGCTTGTGGCGTCGAAGCACGGGCACGCCTTCCTGGCGAAGTCCCTGTGGCCTCTTATCTCCGCGTTCGGGTACCTCGCCTTCAGATCCTTCAGGAGCTTCGTGAGAGCCTCCCTCTGCGCAAGCGTCCTCGTGTCCTTGGCCTTTCCGGACTTGTCGAGACCTCCCACGTAGCACACGCCCACGCTGTCCGCGTTGCGCCCCTGACAGTGCGCCCCGACCTCGTTCTCCGGCCTCCCGGCGTGCACCGTGCCGTCAAGGTAGACGACATAATGGTAGCCGATGGTGCGGAACCCGCGTGCCTTGTGCCACCTCGTTATCTCCTCGTTCGTCACCCACCTGCCCTCCGGCGTGGCGGTGCAGTGCACTATGATGTAGTTAATCTTCCTTGCCATCGATCTTGACCTTCTCTTTGTTTTCGGATTCCTCCGTTTTTTTTATCGTTATCGCCCCCTCGATGTTCGCCCCGGTCTTTGCCTCGACCACAGCCTCGATGACCTTGGCCGCGTCCACCTTCACCTTCGCCTTGTGGCCGAACTTCCAGAAGTACCAGTTCTGGGCGATGGAGATCAGCTCCACGCCGATGACTACGAGCATCAGCCCCGTCTCGATGACCGTGTAGCCCGTCGCCACGGCGAGGCTGGAGGCCAGCACCGTCCAGCAGAAGTACTCCACCGCCTTTCCTATCGTGCGGCGTATCGCCCGGCTTATCCTGATCCGGTCGCCCTTGCGCCTGGCGGCCCTGATGCCGAACACGAGGTCGATCAGGATGACCACGGCGGCGATGACGAGATATGGTAGCATCCTCTCAAATGATTGCTGGAAAAACAACAACAATGTGGCCGATATGCCCGTGCCGACCACGACACTCCCCGCGGAAGTCTCGTCCGAGAGGATGTGGGCATTGAAACCTTCCATCATGCTCCACCCCCCGTGTCCGTCAATTCAACATACAGCCCTATCAGATTATAGGGTACCCATAAATCTGGCAATCTTCTTTTTATTTTCATAAACTATGATATATCAAGGAACATATCATCACAATATAAGGTAATAATTATATCGCCCTGGAAAGCAGTAGATACACTATTACTTAAATCTAACACAGATGGATTTTGCATCTCAAGCACAACAGACGAATCAAATCCAGGAACTTCTGTTCCAAAATAGGTTTCTGACAAATCAAAGGTAGGCAAATTTAATAAACTTGAATTACCTGTTTTGATCTCTGAAATTGACACAATACCAATAAGGGTAGCTCCTGTGGCGGCAAAATCAGTAACAAAAGCTAGATTATTTAGTTTGAAAACTGATAACGGCATTGGAATGCACCTGTATACATCCATCCTAAGTTTTGGTACAGATCCACCTGCATCTACACCCGTTACATAAGGAAATATAGGCAAGTAACTTGTATTGTTATCCCTGTTCATTAACCAAACAAGACCAAACTTCTCACTAGAGAATTGTGATGATATATATGAGGTCAAAGGTTCATCTGTTTTAATGACTGCATGGTATCTAGTTTGATATTCTTCAACAATACAATCAGATTCAAGTATAATTGAACCATGAGAAGTAACGGCATTCTCAACTTTGGTAAAGAGATCTGCTTGAACTTTTGCAATTTCACATAACAAGAAGTTCTCATTATTATAAACAGTATCAGGATTAGTGGACCCGTTTAATATATGAACATATAAGAACTGATTATATTTCCAGTCAACCTGCAACTTGTTGTATAATTCAGCAACATTAGACTTTGGAATATCAATGTATATGTATTGTGAATCCATTGATACAATTGTTCCCAAAGATATCCCGTCCGTTATAGTCAAGCCATTGGTGTTAATACATACTTCTGGATTATGATCCGCTACATCTAACACCTGATCAGCATTTGATATTGCAATCTTCATTGCAACGGTATTCTCAGCCTCTGAAGCCTTCTGTGTACAATTGCAAGTGGCAATTACAGCTCCAGTAGAAGCTTTAAGAACGAGATCAAAGGTTCTCTCTGAAGAGGTGTTAACATCAGGCGCCAGAGACAAGCTCTTATTTCCGGTACCACTTATTGGTAGCGGGTCGCCACTTACTAAACTGTTTCCAACATAAGAAGGACCATCGATAGTCCAACCCACATTATCTGGGTCAGTGATATTCAAATCCAAGCCTGATGGGGATAGATCACTCTGACCAATGCTGTCAAAGCGGAATGTGGTAGGAACATTCCAAGAAGGCATAACTAAAGACTCCTGATGGTAGGATATGGATGCTGTAGTTGACTTGCTCCCCTCGCCCGTTATCTTCATTTCAATAGTATCATCTCTGCTTAGGCCAGTGATGTTCTTACCAACGGTGGCCTTGAGATTAAGCTCATCAATGGTTACCAAACTTGGTACTGATGTGAACTCATAGGTAAAATCAGTTATAGTTTTAGTAGCACCAGAAGTATAGGTGGCTGTCTGGTTCGGAGATACCTTAGCAGCTATATCTACATCACCACCAGTCTTTGGAATGATTACAGTAGAAGATAAAGCATTAACTGATGAATATGTTACCTGATTGGCCTGCTGATATACATCAATACTTTGGGTTATTTGGGATCCATTCCAGGTTATAGTAGCTGTAACCGTATCGAGTTTAGTCCTGGCTTTAATAGTTGAACCAAGATTCGAGCCGTTTACCGTTTTAGACAACGTGATGGTAACATCCGAAGATGTTATAGAAGGAGTATCGGATTCTCCAGAAGAATAATGAATCTTGCCTGAAGCCGAGATAAAGTTTGGTAAGTCAGCTGAGCCACCCGATGCTGGGATATCGTCTAATGAAACAGAAGCAGAATTTAAAGTGTAGGTAGCCTTATTAGGATCTTGTCTTACAAAATCGGTGGAAGTTAAGGTCTGACCATTAACGACAATGGTTATCTTAATACGGGCTGCCTTATAAGAATCAGTGATGACCTTTCCCAGAGAACTCATAACTAGCTCTCCTGTATGCTCGTTTAAGGTCCAGTTATAAGGAGAACCAGGAGGATCAGTATAATAGGTATATTTTACAGAATGAGAAGAATTAGATTGTGTAAGAGTTCCACCACCAGAAGTTTTACCATTCCAACCCCAAGGGATTGAAAATGTATAGGAAGGGGTAGCAATACCTCCTCCTGCGTCGATATTCCAATTAGAATATCTCATATCGACACTTGCAGTGCCATAAGTCTTCTCACCTGTTGCTTGGATAATAGTGATAGTATCAGAAGATACCCCAGGATCACCCGAATCGGTGAGCTTGAAAGTAATATCCTTAGAGCTCTCTGTCTGATTTTCCGCCACGTCAAAGGAGATCTCAAAAGTGTAAGAGCTAGATGCCCCAGGATCACCCGATACCTGATGAGAGGCGTTCCCGTCCCAGGAATAAGCCGTCCCGTTCACCTTCAGGGCGAAGTTTGAAAGTGAAGAGGGGTTGCTGAGTTGAGACACCTTCAGAGACGGTGAGTTGCTGGTGCCAGTGATTTTCACGGTGCCACCCAGAGCTGTGACAGAATAGAAAGTCTTGTCTACCATGATAAACTCGCTGGCTCCAACCTGTGAGAGAACTACAGAATCAGAGGCTCCACCAGAGGTAACTCCTTTGATAGAGCCTGATCTGCTTGACCTTCCAGTATGGGAGCTTGCTTTTAGTGATCTTGTCCCCGAGCCACTTCCTATAGGCCCGGATACTACAGTGATCCAACTTGGTTTTGCCATGATGATTCTGTTTTAGAATAAATTAGAAGATGAGAGGGGTTTCACCCCCTCCCACCTTATGACAGTCTTATTCAAGAGTCCAGCTGTCGTTTGACTCTATAGTGAGCGTCTTGGATTCTCCGGCAGCCACAAAGGTGAGGCTCTCTGGAGTGAGGTTGATGTAGGAAGAAGACCCCTGCTGACTAAACGTGAATTCTCTGGTGGCAGTCTTGCTGCCCTCGCCGGTGACAGTTACTGTCACTACAAAGCCTCCACGAGGCTCCGTAGTAGGGTTGGCTCCAACAGAGACGATGCCGTCAGAAGAGAGAGCAAACCCAGTTGCAGCGGTCTTGACCTTTGGACTGAGATCAAAGACAACCGCAGCAGTAGTGCTGGCCTCTGTTCTGGTGGCGCCAGAAGTATAGGTGACAGTCTGCTTGGCTCCAACATTGGAGTTGTCGGTCATGTTGCGGCTTTGGGTACCGTCAGCCTTGAGTGAAACCTCTGTGGCAACGGCAGAGTCAAAGGTGATGTTACCGTAAGTGGCAGTGTTGGCTGCCTGATATACATCTACAGAAGCGGACTTGGTAGCTGTAGTCTTCCAAGTAACCGTAGCAGTGAGAGTGCCTTTCTTAGTTCTGTTGGTAACAGTAGTACCAAGTGAAGCAGCTGAAATTGCCTTACTGAAGGTGATGGTGCAATCATCAGAACCGTTGGTAAGGGCAACATCACTGGTGACTGAACCCGAGGTGTAAGTCTGTGAACCCTTGGCTGTAACCGTAGTAGAAGATACTGAACCTCCGGAAGCTGGGATGTCAGCTGGATCAGCCAGTGTCACATCCGTAACTGCATAAGTAACGGAATTGGCTTGCTGACTAACTGAAACCTCTTTGGAAGCAGACTTGCCATTAGCATTGAGAGTGATAGTTACAGTGCCTGAAATCACGTCTCCAACCACTGTACTACGAGATTCCGCAGTAACCTTACCCGTAGCTGTGGCAAGGGTAAGAGATGAAGGCCATCCGGTCTTAGTGGCATAAGCAACAGTGCCACCGGTAGTAATGGTACCACCCCCCGAGGTAACACCGTTCCATCCCCAAGGCTGGGAGAAGGAAACAGAAGGGGCATCAACGGTACCACCGGCAGCAGGGACTTGCTGATAAGTGCCCACGGTGAGGGTAACAGCACCATAAGACTTGACACCCTTGGCCTGAGTGATGGTGATGGCGTCAGTGACAACATCGCCGTTACCATTCTGAAGCTTGATCTCCAATGTTCTGGCAGCTTCAGTCTTGTTCTCTGGGATCTTGACGTCGATAGTGAAAGAGAACTGAGCATCCTTACCCGGATCGTCATCAATGCCAGTGTCGGTCTTTCCATCCCAAGAATCATCATTGACTGCGTTGACTTGGATCTTGTAGGTGGCCCCAGGGATAATCTTGCCCGTAGTCTCGGCCACCTTGATGTTTGCCGTATTTGCGGTACCAGTGATCTGAATGGTGTCAGAACCGTCAGAGTTGCTACCCTTTGCAGCGGCATTGTAGGTCTTGGTCGGCACATTAATGAACTCAGCCTTACCGGCCTGAGAAACTGAAGTAGTGTCGGTTGCACCTCCAGTTGTTTTAGCAGTGATTGTTCCGCCTCTCTGCTGACGCCCCGTGTACTCACTGGCGGTAACAGTTGTGGAATCGTTCATGGAACCTGAGCTCTTGCCCAGTTTAATCCAACTCGGTTTTGCCATACTTTTTAATGGTTTTAGAAAGTTAATAAATTAGCCTTTATTAGGTGTTTAGTCGTTGTATTTAACTCCAAGAGTCCATGGAGCATTAGACTCTATGGTTAGATCTTTAGTGCTCTCTGGGTCCGGGAATTCTAAGTTCTCTGGAACAAGTTTGATGAACTCACTCAGAGGCTGATGCTTATGCATCATCAGAGCTCTAAATACACTCATAGCTTAGGCTTTTGGAAATTCTCCCCAGACAGCCAGAGACCCGATCACTGAGACCACATATATGCGATCAGCTTGAGTGACAGGAGCCTCTCCGTTCATCCATTTAATGGTGGAGTCACCCACGATAGCATGAATGGTTGCTCCCACTTCGATAGTATAGACAGTCTCTTTGTGAGATGCGCTTGCCTGAACAATGTAATCGTCCTCGAGCTCTGGGACATCTACGTAGGTTACACCATCTAGTCTAGCCAGTACTTGTTTTACGGTCTCATTCTCATATTTTATCTGATCTGAGTCTGTGACATATTGGCCCTCTAATGGTCGTCTTAGTTCGCCATAGATCTTGATATAATCTGCCATGATATTCTAAGTTTTAAGAGATAACAATTGTCATAGAGCCAGCACCGGGAAGATCCTTAGTTCGATAGCACTTGTAGGTTCCCAGTGGAGTAGAAGCCTCTACTGGAGCCAAGAACGGAACATCGAAACCACTAGATGTAACCTTGTTGATTGACATGGTGTTAGGGACGCAGAGCCACAGGTACTTAGTAGCATCATCATTGGTGAGAGTCTTGGTACCATTGAGAGAAGAGCCTCCCTTAGTCAGTGAAGTGATAGTCAACTCATTTCCTGTGGTGGCCTTAGAGAATCCATAGTATACTGGGAGATAGAGATTAGCACTGATAGACCTTGGTGAGTTCTTTATAGTAGTAGAACCCTTCTTAGCAGTGACTGAGCCAGATTTGTAGCCCTGAGTAGAGAGAGTGAATTTCTCTGAGCCCTCCGCTACATTCTCCAGGGTCTTAGTCTCGCCGTTGAACTGGATCTGGACAGTGTCAGCTACTACTGGCTTAGAGTTTCTGAGAACCCTGAAAGATACACTGACCTCTACTGAGTTACCTGTCCATTCTGTCGAAGACGGCGAGATGGAAGCCTCAAGTGAAGTCGGGAAGCAGTAGTCCTGCAGTTCCCTTATGGCTCCTGTCACGACTCTGTTCTGCACGCAATTCTCACTGGTCTCAGAAAGTTCGGAGTCAGGCTTGCAGGATTCACCTGGTGTGGGATCAGGGACATCTCCACCGCCCGATGTCTCTTTATCCACATAGAGATTGACAATACAACTGTCTTCCTGAACCCCGGAAGCATCGTTGCATGAGGCAACCCTTATGACTCCGTGCTGAAGTATCCTCTTCTTGATGCCGGAGCCATTGACGAAAACGACTTCCACCCCATAGTCGCCTATCGGGAGAGAGCCGGTTTCAACGAGTCCTCTGATCTCGTTGGTCGTGACAAACCATGCTTTGACGGCGACTTTCCTGTCGGAACCTACCACCTTCGCCATTATTTCTGAGCAGTCCTCCAATTCGTAGGCTCTGTCTTGGCCGAACGTCAGCCCTTTCGACCAAAGACAGATCCTGATAGGGAAATCATTCCCCCTGACGACATGGAAAATGTCGTTTTTTTCGTTGTATGCGCAATTCATATTCATTAATATCTAATGCTTGAGTTCTTGGTTATCGTTCCTCCGAGGGGTCGAGCGTCAGCGCTGTGGCGAAATTCATGGAATTATCTGCCTCCTGTGTACATTCACAAGTTGCAATAACAGCCCCTGAACTTGTCAACAAACTCAAATCAAAGGTTCTCTCAGCAGTGCCATTAACATCTGGCTGTATGTACATAGGAGTTATGTTACGATCACCTCTACTGAATGGTAAATTTGCAGTTTTAGGTGTTCCGTCTTCAGAATAGGTAAAGGTGACATAGGATGGCCCATCAATCGTCCAACCTAAGTTGTCCGGGTTGTTAAGGGTGAACTCCAACCCAGCGGGACTCGATTCTGATTGCCCCAGACTGTCAAAGCGGAATGTAGAAGGAACATCCCAAGAAAGCAGGATCTTGGATTCCTGAGTTACGGTACAAGTAGCATAGACAGTATTCCCATCAGTGCTTACCAATTGTACAGTGCCGGTTCTTGAAGAGCCGGTGTCATTTGCCCTTGCCACCAGGTCGGTGTCGCGGTCTCCGGATCCCTCGGTAATCCCGTCGCTGACAAAGCACCAGTCCGGAAGCGTCAGTCTCCAGCCGGCGCTGTCTTTGTCCGTTATCGTGAAAATCGCTCCGTCGCCACCCGCCTCAAATGCTTGCGTCGCCGGGAGGGACCATGTGGCGGCCCTTGCCGCCGCCTGCACTATCGTGAACGATTTCGAATATGTTCCCTTGCCGTCCGTCCTCGTGCCTGTTACCGTGACTGTCCCGACGCGCTCTGAGGCCGTGGTGTTCTGCGCGAAGGTAACCTTAACCGAGGAGGATTCGATGGAGGTCGCAGCCGCCGAGAGTCCTCCGGACACCGTCGCGTTCAAACCCGTAAGGTTTTGGTAGGACATCGGATTCGTCAAAACAGTGAGCGTGGCCTTAACCGTGGCACTGTTCATGGAGAATGTGATTGACGGTTCCTGCGATGCCGCCGATTGGGTGATCTCGCAGGTGGCCGCGGCGTAATCGGTTTCGACGGCATCGCAGATCAGCTTCACATGACCCGTCCTGCTGTCTGAGGACGTGTTCGGGTTGACATAGATGACAACATCCGAATCAACCGAGATCCAGTCCACGTCAGACACCAGTCTCCAACCCACAGAGTCGGGATCGGACACCGTGTAAGGGAGACCGACCCCGCCAGAGTCAGCGGAAGACTCCGCCGCCAGATTCCATGTCGGAATCGTCTTGCAGGCCACCGTGGCGGTCTTGTTTGAATCCATCACTATTGTCTGCATTCCGGAGCCAATCATCCCATTCTTGTAAGCCCACACTTTGACAGTGGTGTTCGCCCTGAACGTCATTGGCTCCGTGTAAGTCACAGCGTCAGCTATGGACGATTGCCCCGCGACATATTCAAGAACCTTCACGGTGGCTCCCGGTGTCGCGCAGTTCACTGTCAGGGTATATTCATTCACCACGGCGGCCACGGTGAGATTGCATCTTGCTGTGAATCCGCCGTCGTTGGTTCTGACCCTTATGACTGCCGAACCGGCGGCAACCGCCTTCACTGTACCGTTTTGGTTGACCGTGGCGACATTCTTTTTTGATGACTCCCATGTCACCGACCGGTCGGTCGCTCTTTCCGGCACTACTGTGGCCACCAATGTTTCCGATTCGCCGACAGCGAGGGATAGCACGGACTTGCTCAGACTCACACCGGTGACGCTCACTGAAGCGATCTTGTAGGTGACAGTGACTGATTTCTCCGCATAGACGCTTGAATTGTCCTTGCTTGTCGCCCGGATCTTGACCGTAGAACCGTTCGCTCCTCCCTTGACAGTAAGCAGCCCCTTCTCATCGATGGACGCATAGTCCGAACCGCTCACCACACTCCAGGTTATGCTCCGCTGTGTCGTGTTCGACGGTGAATATGTCACCTGGAACTGCGCCGTGTTGCTTACATCGTTCACGGTGGACGGCCCGAGGATGCCAAGTCCTGTGATGTCGATGTCCACTTTGTCAATGACAGTGTTGTTAGGGTTTGCATAATGCCATTTGAACGTCATGCTGCTGACAGTCCTATCGGTCAGCGATGTCTTGAACTCGTCCACGACAATAGCCCGTTCCGAACCATCCTTCTCGATGATGTACCTCTCCTTGGCCGCAAGAAACTCCAGCCAGTACCCGTTCATCCCGATGCTGTCGATGTGCCCGGAGTTCTGCTCGAATGTCATCGAATAGTCATTCTCCAGCTCCTGCTCTATCCCGGAATTCACGAACACCTGCGTCTCCGACTCTATCGAGCGGCTGAACTTTCCGGTTGCGTGAATATATTCATACGTCCCTCGCCGCCCCAGGAACTTGTACGTCTTCAGTGGCAACCGCATCCTCTTGATGACGAAAGAATATACCGTTGACTTGCTTCCGGAACACTCTATCCAAACATCATAGGACACTATGTTTGACACGTCCAGCCCCTTTGCGGAAGCGGTCGCCAGCATCGTGTCAGCGGAAATGTCAAGGTCATAATATTTCAGATTAATGCTATATGTGGGACTGAGCTCGTAGTTGCTGGATGAGCCTCCGGCAAGATAGTTAAATCTGACATAGGTGGAGACATCACCCGCCATCCTGTAGAACCAGAGTCTGTCTTCGGCTCCGACATGGACAGGAGATTTTTCCGGCCTTGTCGTGAATATGGTCGCGGCAAGCGACTTGTAGGCGAACTTCCGGCAAGGCAGCACACTGAAACTGTACGAGCAAGACGACGTGCCTTGCGTGGCTGCGAATACTCCTGTAATCATCCCGACACCGTTGCCTTTCAGAACCCTGAGTATTTCCCCCGCCGGCAACCGTACTATGCCAGAGTTTGGAGTCACCTCAAAACTCATGACCTCCTGATTGGGGACAAAGGTGTTGAGCCTGACGGAAATCGTCACCGTGTCATCCGATTCCGTTGTCAGCGTCAGCCAGGAGCTTTTGTCAGCGAACTGTATGTTACCTGTAAATTCCATTACTTCTGTTATCCGGGGCGTAGAGCCCCTTGCTATGGCAAAATTACCACATGTAACATCCTTGGGAAAGGACATCAGATTTCGATGAACTCGCCTCTGGTGGAGGCCCTGTCCGAACCCGCCGCCACCGTCACCGAGAGCTTCGCCACGATCCATTTCCTCCCCATGAAGTACACAGGTCTGTACAGCCTGAAGTTGTGCAGCTCGACAGGCGTGAGGTTCACGTCCACGGCCACCCTCTGCCTCGTCTTTCCCAGCCACTGGGCGAACGCCTTGTGGTACTTGTCCCAAAGGCCACCTGGGGTCAGATCTTCCGTTCCGACAAACATCGCGTCACTTTGTGTTATTGGCTGAAATACACCATGGCCAAAGAACTGTTCCTCATAGGAAATACCGATGTAAACCTTGTTGTCGCGCTCATCACCAACGGCATTCGGTTCGATTATAGCGGCCATTTTATAGGTCCGGGATGTATCAGATGAAAAGATCTTTTCAGGAGAACATTTTGGAAGCAGAAAAACCGTACTATTGTCATAAACATCGGCGTCATTCACTTTATTCTCGATCGGCTTTGCCCCTTGGAACAAAACATCACATTCGTATGCCGTTTCTGTGTCAACAGTGACACCACCTCCTGTGCTTGAGTACCGCTTCTTTACGATTCCATCGTATTGCCTTCCAGAATAGACATCCCCGGTGCTTCCTTCTAATACAACATAATAGTTCTCCTTTGAAGTAAAGTGTTCAAGTATGCCTTTAAGGTTCCCTTCCTGAATCAACTCAACGCCTCCGTTTTCAATATTCTTTTCAAGCTTATCTGAATCAGACGTAGAGTCGCTATAAAACCCGAATTTGTAGGACATGGCTGCCTCCTCCTCAGAAGAAAAGCCATCGCTGATCTTATCCGTCCAGTCATCAATGTCGGATTGGCTGAAAACCTCGCCATTATGGATCAGGCGTATGTCGTTTCCGTCGTGGAAAAGGGTAGAGCAAAAGATACTGCATAGGTTTTTCAGAAGGTCTGAGAATGAGATGTCGGGGAGGAACGATGCGATGTCCGTTCTGTAACTTCCCGATTGCGATGGCTTCCCTGTTGTCTTTGATTTAGAACTGCCAGGCTTAACCACATCGCCATATAGATATTCATGGTATCTTCCCAGGATGGATAATTCACCCCATCCGTTTCGAAGCAGAACATCGCTTGGTATCTTGACCGGGCATCCTGTCAGGATGGCTCTGATCGGCACAGCCGGAATAAAGGTCTTGTAAGCTATAGATTCCGAAGCGCTGATGTAATTGTAATACTTCTGTAAGTACAAAAGACTGTCAACATTAGCTATACCATATTCCGGTTCCCCTGACACCGGCAATCTGCTGGCTTTTGAATATGGCTGAACAGCCACGTTGTTCTTGTTTATGAGCAAAGGCGTTGAGAACTTTGCGGAACGGCTTGGGATGGAACCCGTGTCGAACTCCAGGATGCTCTTCTCCCAGATCTTCCCCTCCAGTTCCACCACTTTCTCCGTGAACGTGTACATCAGACTTCCGTCCTCGATGCCGTCGTACACCAACGTGCCGGTCACGAAAGGCACACCGCCGATCCACACCGAGGCCTCCAACCTCTTTACGTTCGGAGCCAGGAACATCGCCGGAGTGTAGCCGAACACCTTCCTGTTCATCGGCGACGGCGGAAACGAGATCTGCGTGCTGAAAGCTGAAGGGATATGCTCCTCGTCCAGCATCGGGTTCTCCATCTCGATCTGGAACTCGAACCCCTTCGTAAGATCCAGCTCCGTGTAGTCCTTTGTCAGTATCCTAACCATAAATTCCCCATTTATGGCACAAAAATAGCCGCCCTCAGGCGGCCACAAAGGACAACAAGATTACTCTTCTAATTTGAATTTTTTCAGCACATAAGGCTTGATGGCCGGGGATTGTCGGACGTGGTCAAGACACTCTTTCAGGTCTTCTTCCTTTATATGTCCAAGATATTCAGCGCTTTTCAGAACCCTTTCGCTACTGAACTCCCTCACTGTGTAGCAATCCACATAGCTATCGTGATCAAGGTAATCATTGTCAGCAACTTTGACCAAATGCTGATATGGTGCGATCTGGGCAAACATGCTTTCATTGATCCGCGTGTTCACCAAAAGGGCGGCCAGCACACCACCATCATCAGTCTGTCCTATGATAACAAATCTTTTCGGTTTGGAGTCCTTCCCTTGCTTGGGCTTAACCCTGTCCTCCGGAAACATCTCCATTTTCAGAACCTGACCGATCCCAATCGCCTGCTTCCTGAGTTTGTCAGGAAATGCTCCCAGTTCCATCATGATCTGGCAAACCATTCAGTATCAAGAAAGTCCTTCAGGTACTGCAACGCATCATCAGAGGCGTTTCCTTCCTTGGATATATTCATGATGTCCATCTCCTTGAGGGAAGTGCCACTGTTGAAAGCGCGGCTCCACTCCTGCCCGTGCGTGTCATCCATGATCTGACTGAAGGACATCCCGGCAACTTTGCTGATTCCGTAGTTCAGACATTCTATGTCAGACAGGGAAAGAAAATCCATGTCGGGTCTCTCTTTCGCTGAAAATCTCTCATTCTCGAAAGCTATGGCATCCGAAGCCAAATGCATGTCGTCAGCCTTATGGTAGTCGTGTACACGGGAATCGCCACGCGCCATTTTCAGAATATTGTAGATGTTGGACGGCACCGGCCCGAACGGCAAAGCGCAGATGCTGTCCTTGAAGAGGGGAGTGCCATACCGCGCAAGGTGGTTCTGCTGCGCATAGTAAGCCGCCTTGACAAGGCTGTAGATGTCCCTCTTACCATCCTCACTATGCGTAAGGATGTAGAGCAGAACCGCCTTGATCACCAATATGTCATCTTTCCCAAGCCTCATGGATTTCCGTGTATTTCGTTTGCATATCATTTGTGTTTACAAAGGAACAAACTTTAGACCAAAATTCCAACACTTTCCGCTGATTTTCACTTTGTTCGATGGGGCTTGCTGAACAAAGACAGCCGCCCTGAGGCGGCTGTATGGGACGGCGGGATTGTCAGAGTTTCTTCAGCTCCACCGGCGGGCCGACCTTGAGGTACTCGTCCATCGAGGCGGTGATCATCTCGAAGATCTCCTTGGAACGCTTCCGTATCTCGTCGATGACTTTTTGGCTGCGTGTTACTCTCCAGTACCAGGTACGGTTGAAACGGTCATCGCAGGTCGATACAGGATCCACATCCTTATTCCCGTAAAATGCGGAAATGTCCGTGAATGTCAAATCAAAGAATCCATCTCTGAATGACAGAATGACCGTACCGAACAATGCTCCTTGTTTATTGCCAAATCGCTGGTTGTAGTACCGTGCGCGGTATCCTTTATCCTCGTCTTGGCACACCACACCGCCAAAGCTTAAATTAAGTGACTTGCTATGCCAACCGGCGGTATTGCGGTATAATTCATCCCTTGTCATTCCTGGCATCGAATATGTCTTTCTGAAAGTCAGTTTTTCCGGATCAGTCAACTTCCTCCCGAAGCAAGTCCCGCCGAACCCTATCAGCATTATAGCAACAGCAATGATTAACCTTCTCATACTCATTCAGAATTAATTGTCATTTTATTCGTCTCATCTGGACATCAAGCGGCCTGTTCAGATGCCGTTCCAAAGAACCTTTCAACTCGTGGAACAGAGACAATGAATATACCCTTGCGGAATCCGCCAGCACTCGGTTCTTCCTGAGCCAAGCTCCGCTTCTGTTCAAAGCGTCATCGTATGTTGACATTCTATGAATATATCTTCCCGGCTTATGGTTGCAAATCACATCGATATTTGTCATATAGATGGTGCAAGAGTCAGGCATACACTTGACATATAAGTCGAAAAACAGATGATCAGGGTATTTTGAAGTCTTATTATTATGAGTGAAACGGACATCGTGACACTGGAGAACCGTTATCCCTCTCTTTTCAAGAGCGAAATCATTCTTTCTATGAATATAGTCAAGATTCGGCTTCCAGATGTTCAGTTGATCCTCCATCCATTCCGCCTCTCTTCCGTACACAGGAAATGTCCCATAGATTGTCAACGTGTCCGGCTGAATAGTCTGTCCGAAGCAAGTCCCGCCGAACCCTATCAGCATTATAGCAACAGCAATGATTAACCTTCTCATACTCATTCAGAATTAATTGTCAGACAAGTCCTTGCAAAAATCACTCCGTAACGGTGTCGTGGCGGAGGATGTCGAACTCCAGCTCCTCGTTCATGATCCTCCTCAGAGCCTCGTCCAACTGGTAGAAGGCGGTGTTCATCGTCCTGATCTCATTGTCGAGCCTTCCGTCCATCAGCAGTTCCTTGCTCTCGCACATCCGCTTCTCCCACTCGGAGAACCGGTCGGCGATCCGGAACAGCTCAATCCTGGTCTCGATGATGAATGAATCAGCCCCGATCTTGTGGCTTTCAGCGGCAGCAGCCGCGTTGTTTGAATTAGTGTAGTTCATGACTAATTGTAATTAAAAAGCCCTCCGCTAAAGGTCTGAACTACATATCCAAAAGCCTTGCGGCCAGATACAGTCACCGCTTTCGCCTGTGACGACCATACGGAGGGCAAAATATCCCTTTATTAATATGTTAGCATCGATAACGGATAAAAACTTGACCGCTAAAGATGCCATTAGATATGTAGTTCATTACAAATATGCAACTTCGTTTTCAATTTCCAAGAGTTTTGCGAAAAAAACGCAGAAAAACTTTCGCTACCTGCCGTAGGTACTCCGGCGTTTCGCCCTGTTGTACTTCTCCGTCTGCTCGATGATCCCGTTCTTCCCTAGCATCGACACATCCGCCTTGATCGGAACGGAGAGCCTTTTGTTCAGCAGCTCGATGGCTTCCAGCAACTTCTCATCGGTCGCTGACCTTGCCGAAACTACGGCGCCAGCCCCAGAGCCGATTCCAGTCACCGGGCTTGTCGAAGTGCCAGTGAACCCGCCGCTTTCCCTGCCGATAGCGGCTCCCACAGGATAGACCGCCTCGAAGTTCAGACTCTTCAACGTCCCCGCTTTCCGCGCCTCCTCCATCGTTGCCACGAACGGCAACAAAGTCGGATTGCTCAGTCCGTCAGCCGGTATCACATATTCACCGCCGTTCTCACCCACAAGCACGGTAGGGGAGGAGACGAAGCCTCTCTTGTCAGGTGAGAGCCGCGCCTTGAAGGCCTTTCCGTCCTGAGCCCGGCGAGTGTTCACGAAGCCGCCCTCCTCCGCACCGATCGGTTGCGCCGCGATCAATGCAGTCTGCGCCGCCCCGAAAGCGGCCACGATCGCGGCAGGAGCCGCACCGGCTGGCCAGCCCCATTGCGCCAAGGTCTTGGTGACCGACAAAGCCGTGTTGATGATGGACTGCACCAGATTGAGCGCTTTCGTCCTCTTTGCTTGTTTGATCTCCATCTCCTCGCGCTTTGCCTCTTCCTCTGCTTCCATCTCCTCGACCCTCGCGTTGTACTGCTCCTGTGACACCAATCCGGCATCATATCTGGATTTCAGATCCTTCTTTTTCTTCTCGTTGTTCTTCTTGTACTCGTTGAATGCCTTGTTTTCCTTGGCGTTGGTAAGCTCGATCGCCTTGCTTGCCAGCTGGAAGCCTTCCTGCGCAAGCCCTCCCATTCCAGTCAAGGCACTGGCTAGATCTTCCGCTTTAAGCCTTCCATCAGACAGATTAGCAAAGAACTGATCCCACTGCTCTTGCGACACGCCGAACAGGCTACCTTTTCCCGTACCGGCGAAAACCCCTGCGGTGTCCTCATTCTGCTTGTTTTTGAGCTCGGTAATTTTCTCAATAGTCTGTTGGAGTTGCAGTTTGTATTTATTCAGCTCTTCTTCTGGGATTACCGCTCCGTCAAATTCTCCGCTATCAGTGATCTTTTTAAGTTCGGTTTTGAGATTTTCCAAATATGCGAGGTCGGAAGAAACTAAATCGGCATTCATTGATCTTTGCATCGATGACTTCTCTTTTGACGGACCAACAGGCAAAGCAGACATCTTCTGCTCGTATTCGTTTTTTATCTCAAGCCTGTTCAAGTCGTGTGCGGTCTTGAGTTTAGCCATCTCTTTAGCCTCCGCATCCATCCGAATCTTCATCAGATTATTCTGATGCTTCTTCTCGATAGCCTCCAGCACCGCCGCCTGATTCTCGTACAGCACCTGCGTCTCCTTGAACTTCTTCAATTCCGCCTGGTACCGAACCTCTTCACCATCCATCGCCGCCTTTGTCTTGTCCGTCTCCGCCTCGTTGATGATCGCTGTTCCCTCCTTGGCCAGCTCCGCCGCCTTCTTCTCGTACTCCTGCCGCTTCTTCAACGCATCCTCCGAATGCTTCTTGGTCTTCTCCTGCAACTCATTCTCGATCTTGGCTCTCTCCGCCCCCTTATCCTTATGAGCCGCCAGCCGAGCCGTCAGCGTCGCCACCTCCAGCTGATAGATCCTTTCGTCATATTCCTCCTGTGAGGAGATCTCCTTCTCGTTGTACCGCCTTGTCAGTTCCGCCTTGGCCGTCAGGAACGCCTCGTCATTGCTCAATGACCAGAGGGATTTGTTTTTTTGCGGATTTTGGAGGCTTGGTGGGTTTGATGGCGGTGTTGATCCCGACGGGGAGGAAGAGGAGGCGGCTCCGCCACCGGACGCATTCTGGTACTGGGCGGCGGCGAGGTCGAATCCTTCGAGGGCGTTCCTCGCTATGTTCAACTTATCACCGCTGTAGTGCCACCAACGACTGAAGCCGCTTTGATTGTCGTAAGTCGCCTGAGCTTGGGACAATCCTTTCTCGTATATTTTGCGGGCTTCTTTGATGTAGGATTTCATAACCTCCTCATTGCCGTGAAAATCTTCAAGTTTTCTGGCAAAATCCTCGGAAAAATCCTTGTAGAAACTCTGTTTTGACCCAGATGACACCAGATCAGAGGTTACCTCGATCAGTTTCGTCAGCCAGTCAATCACCTCTTTGATCGGACCTGTCGAATCCTTGAACGAGAGGATCAGCCCCTCCCATGCGGACTGGAGCAGCTTGACGGAACCCTCGACCGTGTTGACCCTTTCCTCGGCTGTATTCTTCAGCACGCCGTTGACATCCTCAAGCGAATCCCTCAGAGCCAAGGCAGCGTCCGCTCCGTCAAGGAACGTATTGAAGGCGGAGACAGACCTTTTGTCGGTCAGTTCCAACGTGGTGTTAAGGTCAACTCCCTGCGCCTTCAGCTGTCTCAGCCCGGACATCAGTTCAGGGAATGTGCTTACAGGCTTGCCTAAGGCCACCGCCAGCTTGCCGCTTGAGTCCGCGAGGTTAAGCAGGATGTTCCTTGTGGCAGTGGCCGCGGAAGAAGCGTCAAACCCAGCGTTGGCCAGTGTGCCGAGCAGGGCGACCGTGTCCCTGAGCGAGAAACCGAATGTCTTCGCCACCGGTCCGACCGTGGCCATCGCTGTCTGGTAGTAGGAGAAGCTCAACGCGCTGTTGTTGGCTCCTTGCACCAGCACCCCGAGGGTGTCGGTGGTGTCTTTGGCATCAAGCCCGAACATCCTCAGTGTCGCTCCCGCCATCGCCGCCGCTTCCGGGAGGGTGGTCCCGATGGCCGTGGCGAAGTGCAGGACGGACTCCTGCATCTGCATGATCGCACCCTCCTTGAAACCCAGCTTCGCGAGTTCTGTCTGAAGCAGCGTGACCTGCGAGGCGGTGTATTCAGTGGTCCGTCCAAGCTCCATCGCCGAATATGTCAGCGCCTCGATGTCCTTGACGTTCTTGCCGATGATAGTGGAGAGGTTGACGTTGGCCTGCTCGAAGTCCACTATCTTCTGGAACGCCCTTGCCACGCCTCTGACTGCCCCGGCGATAGCTGCGAATGCCGCCAAAGCTCCGGCCTTGACGCTTGACAATTTCTCAAGCGCACCCCTGGTCTGCCCGGACTGTGAGGTAAGCTCTTTAAGCCTTGCCTTGGTCTGCTGGACCTCGGCATTAAGCTTCTTCCAGTTCTCCGTCCCGGGAACGGCCTTGCTAAGAGCCGTCTGCGTCAGTTTCAGATGGTTGCGGAGTTCGGCCAGCGTCTTGTTCTCAAGGGAAACGGCATCCCTGAGTTTGTTGTATTTTTCCCGGCATTCCGTCAGGGTCTTCTCCTGGTCTTTCAGGGTCTTCGTCAGGTTCTGGTGTTCCTGTGAGCCGGTTTCGCCAGCCTTCTCAAGATTCTTGAGTTCAGTCCTGGTCCTTTTGGTCGAACTCTGCAAATCCTTCATCTGCCTGTCCAGCGCAAGCATCTCCTTCCTGCCGCCATCCCCGTTGACAATCAGGTTCAGCCGAAGATCCTCATCCGTAATTCTTTTAGCCATATAGATAATTGTTTATTGTTTGCCCTGATCCGCCGCCTTTATCCGGGCGACGGCATCCTCCGTGAACTCGTACATCAGGCGCTCGGCGATGGAGGCGAAAGCGCCGAAGACATAGCGGTTGTGGATCCTGCGGTTGCTCTTGACGGGCTGGTCTCCTCGCTGGAGGCGCTTCATGTCCAGGAAGCGCTCGTAGGCCACGTGGACGAACGTCAAAGTCCCCGAAGCGACGCTGCCGCCGGTAACAGAAACACTTCTGGACGACTCCAGCCGCCCGGAACGCTTCTTGACCCTTGCCTCGATGGCCTTGCCCTGATTCCTCAGAAGCCTCTGTCCCTCATCCTGAAGGATCTCACTAACGAAACGCGCCCTGACATCCATCACTCATCACTCAAATGATAGTTCGATGCTGTACCCGCTCCAGCCGCCGAAGACGCTTGCCTCCGGAACCACATCCACCGAAGCCAACGCCAAACCCGTCACAAGACGGCAGTTCTGGCTTGAGGTCTCCTCGGCGATATAGGCCAGAATCAGATCCGCAATCTCCAGAAGCCGTGAATACTGCTCATTCTCCGATTCCTCCGTCTTGTCCAGCCCAAGCCCCTTCTCCAACACGAAGATCACCGTCCCCAACTCTTCCCGGAACGTGTCAGAATCCCCGCGCTGATGCACCTCCGGACGCGCCACGAGAACCTGCACACCCGAAAGATGAGCCAGCTTGGAAGTGGCGTCCGACTGCGCGGTCGTGCAAATCGGATCTATGTGCCCACAGCACCGGCAGGAGTGGATCTTCAACCCCGCAAGGTACTCAGTGAGCCTTTGAAGCCTTGATAATCTGCTCATTTCTCTTCCTTTCCTTATAGTTATGCCACATAATCGACAACACCGAGAACAACGGCTCCTCATCCACCCGGTCGATGTTTCCAAGCGTGTTCTCCTTGGCCACCTCGACCAGAAGGTCATTCCACCCGAAGCTGACCCCGGAAGGCTTGTCATCCCCGGCGAAAAGCCTCGACAGGTCTATCTCCTCCCCGTCTATCTCCAGAACACCAGACTGGAGGTACTTCAAACAAGCCGAGAACCACATCATCACAAGGTTCTTCCGCCACCCTTTCAACCTCGATGCTCTGCGAATATGCACCCTCGCGTTCCGCTGGTCCACATCGGGAACCATACGGCCAGCGCGGTTGGCCTTCCCTGACCGCACACGGTACAAAAAGGCGATGCACTCATCCAGGTCATCTGTTTCGTGGCTCCTGAAGAACCTGTTCAGAGCCGCCGAGGCGTGCCTGAACTCCCCGAACGTCAGATCTTGAAGCAATTCCCCCGGACCGTGAAGCCAAACAAGCCCCGAACGCACCACCGGCATAGGGTTGGCGACCGAATCAAACGTCAGCGCCGCCGATTCCTCCGAGAACAGGAACCCGAGGAACCTCTCGCACATCAGATAGACGTTCTCGTCCCTTAAAGTAGGCCTGTGGCCGGCGAATATGTCGGCAAACCATCCCTTGACAGTCCTCCGCACCCCGAGCAGCATCCAAAGCACCCTCACATTGAATTCCAACGGAGACTTTCCGTGCCTAAGGCACCACTCGAAGATCCTGAACACCTCACGCACCTGTTTCGGAGTCATCTCACTCCACGAGCCAGGCACCTGCACGACCTTACCGGTCTCGAAAACCTCAATCGTGTTCATCACTCGGTGGTAAAGAATTTGTTCCTCCTGTCATTCACAGGCAAAAGCTTAGGGTTCACCTTCTCCTCGCTGATCAGAGCCGACAAATCCGTCAAAGCGTCCTTGACCTCACTTTTCAGATTGCCGACATACCAGTCAATCTCATCCATCGTGGCCACACGGTTGGACTTGTTGCCCTGATAGGTAGGGGAGAACCGCCTTGCGATCTCGATAGGAAACACCTCAAGGCTCCACCTCGTCCCCGCCACTATCACGGCGCTCAGTATGGCCGCCCTTCTGGCCAGAGAGAGCACCCTTTCGTCAGCCGAGCCGTCAGCTATGGAAGCCCACTTATCCCCCGCGAACGGCCCTATCACCGCCCTTTGCCGCTCGATCACAAGCGCCTGGAGCAGATAATAGACATAGTAGCTTCCATCGACGGGATAGACAGCCTCGAACTCCTGAATATTCCTGACAATGGATTCGCCCGTCATCGTCCTCTTGGCCGAAGCCTTCCAGTTCTCGTTGCCGGAAGTCTCCAAGTAGGTGTACAAAGCGTCCAGAGCCCTGAAATACCGCTCCCTCATCGCCCTGTCATCCCTGTCTATCTGCCATTCGTAAGGACTTCTCTCATTGTCATCGATCTTGACCTTCCGTCCGGTAGATTCGTGTGACACGGATGAAAGCTTGGCGTAACGCATCAACGCAAGACACGCCACCGGAAGCCTTACAGCGGCTACAAGTTCCGGCTTCTCATCCTCATCGTAAGCCTCAGCGGCCTCCTTGACCACCTCCTGACTCACAAGCCGCGCCACCTCATCGGTGGCGAACCGGATTTCCGTCTCGATCAGCCTGAAAGGAGAGGAAGCGTACCATTGGCCGGTCAGATCCTCAAGTTCCTTGGAACCGTCCCGATTTCTGTTGAACAAATCCATCATAATCACTGATTTTTAACCCTTGCCGAAGAAGTAAGGGCCTCCTCCGCCGACAACTGCTTGTGGAAGAACCCAAGTTTCAGCCCCTTTCCAGGGAAATTGAACGCTATCGCTTGGTTGATCGGCTCCAGAATCGTCTGTGAGGCGATCTCCGTATCCGAAAGCAGGAACAGCTTGAACGCATAGAGCAATTCAGAGCCGGAAGCCAGCTTTCCGTTCACCATCACGTTCGACAGCGACGGATGCAGCCCCATTCCGGATGTGATCGCAGATGCCGAAGCCTCCGAGATCTTCAACTGAGCCTCCACAAAGTCCTTCATCTTCTGGTCTATCGCCTCCACGGACCAAGACACACGCCCCGCGCCGCTTTCAGACGGCATATCGAGCGAATAGAAGAACTTTCCAGCGTTCTCCTTGCCGCTGAGCACATCCTGCATCTGCAACAGCAGATCCTCCGTCAACCGGCTGATCTCGTTCTCCACCTTGGTGTCATCCCAAGTCGGATGAACCATCCTAAGACGGTCACGCCTTTCCTCCCAGTACTCCTTGGGAGCCTTCACCAGATAAGCAAGGTTGATTCCGTTGTCCGTCACGTACTTGAATATGGTCGGAATCTCCGAACCCTTGACAATCCAGCGCAACGCTCCCCAATACTGAGGCACAGCATAGAAATCCCTTGCGAATGAATATGTGTGGTTGTACGATGCCGACGCTCCGAACCGTCCTGGATTCTTCCTGTCATAGACCGGATAGACCCTTACGCCCGTCCCCACGCAGGAATGCTCGAAATCCCCGACAACAATGTGTTTCACGTCCTTGATCTCCCTGCTGTCCGTCCACTCCAGCCTTGCGTTCTTTGAAGGAATATGCTCAAGATAGGCTATCTTTGGCTCCCTGCCTATTCTCCGGCCTTTCTCCAGATACTTGGCATCGAAGAACCCTTTCAGATGCAGGTAATCGGTCATACACCCCTTGATGTAGCTAATATAGTCCCAGCTGTCCAGCCACGCCTGGATCTCCCTGTCCTCCTCCCAGTTATGCACGATGTTTCCTTCCTGGTAAGCCAGCCGGTTAAGGAACACGCCCTGCCCGTAGAGAAGCCCCATCTGCCTTTCAAGGATTCCCGGACCAAGATTGTTTTCGTCCAGGATGTCCCTTAGGTGCACCGGCAGATTGTTGTCGTGGCCGAACGGCACGATCTTCTGTCCGCAAATCGTCTGGGGCAACTGTTCCCAGTTCCTCTGTTGCGCCATCCAAAACACGGAGTCCAGACTGCTGTCCCTCCTGTTGGAAAGCGCGAAAGCCCGGCCATCGTTCAGCCGCAGAACGGATGTGTGGTCGGATATTTTTTCGATTCTGCTCATACGAGTATCAGTTTTTGTCCGTTGAATGTCATCAGAAGCGGCTGGTAGAAACGCCTCGGCTCTCCGGTCTCCAGATCCGTGTAGCCCTCGATGATGTCAGCGTTCTTGTTGTGCTCCTTGGTTTCCCTATGTCTCAACACCCCGCGCCGGACATAGACGATCCCGTCGCTTGTGCCTTTCGTGGGGTTATAGCTCATAAACGAGAAGCTGAAGCTCCTGTCTTCCTCTGACAGTCGCCTCATCTCCGTCAATGCTTCATATACGTTCATATCACAAAGTTAGCCACCTCCCAAGACGATAAAAAGGACACCACGCCCAACCCGGAAACTACAGCCCAAGGCTCGGCTATTTCAGCAAAACGGGCTTGTTTTGTGAATATATTCCCGTCAAAATCAAGTGGTTCAAAGCCTTGCACCCCGCCGCGGCAAAAACGCACTTTTTCGGACGCAAAAGAACCCGGGCCGCGCAACGGAAGAATCGCAATTGCGATTCCTTCCCGAGGGTGATATATGGCGCACGCCCCGCTCAGTCCTTGTTTTTCCCGACCGCACGAGGATCCGTCGCCGAGGACGGCAGCATCGTCTTGCCGCTGGCCACGCCTCTGAGTTGCTTGGTCATCACAAGATACTTGAATGAGTCTGATGGGTTGGTGGACTCCGTAGGCAGCTGCTCCACCGGTAACTTCTCGCTTTTCTTATCCTTGAACACAACCCCGTTCCTGACCACAGTCCTTGCCTTTTCCAATGACAGCTTCAGATGCTTGGCCGCATACGCGTCGATGCGAATCACCGGCAACCGTGGATTACGCTCACTCATTATCTCCTGCATAAATGAATATTCCTCCGGCTGCCCGATGTTGCCCTGGTTGATGGACATAAGCTGCACCGTCCACCCTGTACGGCGGCCGGATTCATCATATTCAATAGCCTTCTTTAACTTGCCGACCTGATCCTCACCCACGGACTTGTAGGAGTTGCCTGCACGGTCATAGTACAGCATCAGGGTCTTGCGCCTCACAGGTGCGAAGAAGGCGCGGAACTTCTCTCCAAGGTCAGGGACATATTCAGGCGCAAGAGTGTAGAGGAACTTCACAACACGCAGGCACGAGCGTCCCTTCTCGGTGTCATTCTGGGCGATGGACATCGAGCACATATTCCCGAAATCCACTCCTGCGATGAGCGGTTTGTCCAGATCGAGATATTTCAGCACCCTGCAATCCTCCTGATCAAGCAGTCCGAATCCATCGTAGGCTTCCTCATCCGTGCCATCATAATAGAAGTGGCGTTCACTCAAGGAGGTGTAGAAGCGGTCGCCTGATTCCAGGGACGGGCGCATAGAGAGGATTGCCGTGTTCAGATCAGGAAGCTTACCCGAGATGGCATCCCCGAACCACTGCTCTGTGAGGATGTCCACATTGATGTAGGATGATGCCAGCATGAAGAAAGTCCTGGCTTCCTTACGCATCCTAAGTTCAGTCCATCGGGCTTTCCACTGTTCGGCCACACGGCATTTGCTGCGATAGACGTTCAGGTCATCGGCACTGTGGGTATTCATCCATTTGTCTTTGGCGGCGGCAGCCTCGTGCAGGCATTCGTTATAGACCAGGCCGGCTTTCAGCACAAGCACGATGGCCGGGATGTCCATATTGTGGGCATATTTCAGGATCCAGTCATATTCCCCGATGTGCGTGGTGTCCGGCATATCGGTGGTGAAACTGAATCCTCGGTAGAAGACACTGTGACCATATTCCTGCCTGTAGCCACGGACTGCCTTCAGCAGGTTGGAGATCTTGTCTTCCCGGAAATATTTCACCTCATCCCCGAAGCAGAACACGTAGGAGGCTCCGGCCAGTGTGGCAGGGCGGTCGAGGGAACCGAACCGGATGTTGGTGCCGGTGTAGAAGATGATCGTGCGTTTGTAGGAGACCAGTTTGTTGAAAGGCTTCCAGAAATGTGGTTTCAGCCAGTCCGGAAGGGATGCCATCTCCGCATCGGTGAATGTCGGCGGCTCCTTCTCGATGACATAGTGGACTCCTTCACGCAGGCCTTTGCGCTCCAGTCCCTCCAGAACGGAAGGGAGGATGTTGGCGTTCAGGTTCGTGAACGTGTCGGCCACCCAGACGACGGGCGCTCCTGGCATATCATAGATGACATCCAGCAGTCTTTCGGCCTGGATGTCGGTTGTCTTGGCTCCGCCACGCCCCACGACATTGAGGTTCTGACAGGCGCCGGCCAGCGACACAATCTGGGCGAAAGGGTTCTGGTACTGGACGGATGCGGCTTGTGTGGATTCAGGTTTAACTCTCTTCCTTTGCATCCTCAAGGTATTTTACGATGTCGAGATCAACGATGCCTGCATCGGTCCTGAGCCGTCTCTTGACGGACTCCGGAGCGACCACGGTGTCAATCTGCCTTTCCAGCTCATCACGGTTGGCTGCCGGAAGTCCGATGGATTCTGGCGTTGCGGAAAGCAGACGGAACATCGGCTGGTAGATTTCAGCCGGAAGCTTGGCCGGATCATCTTTGTCCAGCTGGAGGGCGCGGGCCTTGTTGGCAAGGATGTCAGCGGCCACGGCATAGTCCTTCGATGTCTTGGCGGCGTCCCTCGCGGCGACATAGAGTGTGTCGAACTGATCCGCCATCTTGTTGCGCATCGCCTCTTTGGAGACCCTACGGTTGCAGAAGAAGAGCTCCACGGCTTCTGAATATATGTCCGCGGCACGCTGGTAGGGGATGCAGAAAGGGGCGCTGGTCAGGAACTTGATCGTCCTCCTTTTGCCATACTGGCCGTCCAATGAATATATCAGCGTCAGCAGGTCTATGTAGATCTGTTCCTTGTCGGAAAGGTTGCCCTTTGATCCGGAAGCAATATATTCCTGAATCTTCTCGAACGCGCCTTCTTTCTCGGCACCGCCGAACAGATCCAGCTTTGAGATGGTGAAACTTTTGTCCCGGACGATGTCGCGGAACTGCTCGACGGAGTCGGCGTCGCCACCCATAGCTCCACGCACAACGGCAAGTTCGATCTTGGCCCTCTTCTCCAGCTGGCCGCGTTTGATGGCGTTGCTGATCCGCTGATCATCTATCGTGACGGGATCAGCCAAGATGACATCCAATTGCCTTTCTGTGATGTCAAGGAATCCGGCCAGTTCGGCATCAGTCCAGCCGATGGCCGCAAGGGATGAAAGATCATCGAGAAGTTCGGTTGTCAGTTCCTTCATATTCTTTAATCATTCTGTTTATCTCATCGAGCGTCATCTTCAGGCGGGGAAGCCTTTCCTCTCTTGACACTTTCAGGTCAGGGCGGTCGCCTTTCTTGATTTCCCGCTCCGCGCGCCAGATGGAATCCTGGACATTGCGCCTTTTCCGGATTAGCTCGGTGATCGGCATTCGTCTCAGATTATCCAGTTTCTTTGTCAAGGCGAAAATCGGATGTTTGCCAAGAATCCGGTGATGCTCCTTGTAGTATTGAAATTCAGTGCGGGAAACTGAATTTTGATAAAAATTTCTTACCGTTTTTTCCGCGGCCTCGAAGCACTCTTCCGGAGTGGTGCATTTGAACAGATCCTCGTGGGCGTTGACATAGTTGTGCCACGATGTGATCATATCCGCGGCAAGGGCCTTCAGTTCGGTCGGGCAATCAGGTTCGGAGAGGAACGGCCAGTCTTCCCGGAACCGCCCGCCTTTCGTCAATGTCTGCGAGAACGGAACCTCTGTGGCGAACGGAAGCAAAGCTTTCTTCAGGAGGTGTGAATATTCCTTCGGCGCCTTCCTGACAAGAGCGTCGAGCCAGTTGTTGGGCGCGTATATGCTCAAGAGCCGAAGTCCTTCAGTGACCTCGGCTCCCGAACATATCCATCTGTCAATCTCGTTACTCATTCAGCAGGTACTGGTCAATCAGATGTGTGATGGCCGCATAGCCTTGAGGAGTGGCGAACACGAACTTCTTGCGGACGAACGCCTCGATGACAAGATGTTCGCAAGGATTCGCGCGATAGACCGGAGTCACGATGTTGCCGAACCGGAATCCGGCCTCGATTGGTCTATGGAGATTCTTCTTGAAGTAGTCCTTTAGGAACTCCTCCGCTGTCTGGTTTTCCGCTGGAAGCGCGTCCACGAGTTTCTCCTTGGAGAACGGTTTCGGCAGCCTTTCGCTGAAAACCTTGTTGCCTTGAACGTCAAGGAACACAAGCGGTGTGGCCAGTTCTCCGATGGAAATCTTGGCGCAAGGAACGCAGTTGGCCGGCACGAGGATGAAATCATCGGAGATATTGTTGTCGGCGATGATTCCGGCAAGAATGTCACGGATGTCAGCGTCCGGTTCAACCGTGATGACAACAGGCTTGACACCTGTCATCTTCTCCCAGGCTTTGGACAACTGGCCGTCCGTGCCCTCGTAGGCACAGACAACCAGATTCGTTCCGCCGCTTACAGGGTTGCCCGCAACCTTGCCTTTGACGGCTTTTGTGTCGATCTTAGACATCCGCTAAGCTCCTCCGGTCGCGCTTGTGGCGTCCTCGGCGATCTCCGGCATCTCTCCGGCATATTCACCGGCCAGGAACTTGTCAGGCAACGCCTGCTTCCAGGTAAGAGTCCTCTTGGTCGCCTCACCGTCCATCTTGGTCTCAAGAGACAACCTGAGCGGGTTGCAGACACGTCCCATAATCTGAGGACGGCCAGCAGTTGTTCCGTCGCACTCCTGCACGATGGCGATCACGCCACGGTTCTTGAAGATCTCGATGAAATTCTTGATGGCCACTGAGTTGCCCGGGTGGTCGAACACGATACCGGTCTTGATTCCCTCGGCGTCCGGATCTCCGGAAAGTTCCTCGGTGACCTGAATCGTGGAAGCCGTGGCATAGATGGAGATTGCCTTTGCGCCGGTATTCAATGTGAGGTCTCCAGTTACAACGCAGTTACCAACCTCTCTTGTCGGTTCGCTGGCGACATCCTCCACATCTACGAGGATGATCTGTGATTTTCTGGTGGCGGCGCAACCAGCGCCGTCACCAGGTCTTGGAATTGATGATTTAACGTAAGCCATAATTCACGCTTGTTATTTGGTTATGCACCGCCTTGACCCTGATCCGGGGTGGTCTCTGAACCCTGATCCTTGGTGTTGTCAGCAGCCTTCTTTCCGTTCTCCCACTTGTCGGTGTCCGGAACATCGGAAACGATGCTCTCGACCGGAGTGTAGCCGTCCGGAACAGCGGCATAGACAGCCTCGGCGATCTTGAATCCCGTTGAGAGGGAATATTCACCGAACACCTTCACATCGTAGTTCTGCTCCTCAATCTTGACGATGCAGTTCTCCGCCTTTGAGAGGTCAACCAGCTCCACGAAGTTCTCCTTCGGGGTCGCGAAGATGATAGGGGAGTTGTACATCGATTTCAGAGGTACGAGGTGGAATTTGGTGAAGCGGATGCTTCCGTCATTCTCCACGCCGGTGTACTTGCCGTTGACGGCGAAGTCCGCCCTCTTGTAGCGGGTGAGCAGCTGCTCGGAGCAGTGGATGGTCACGATGTGTGCGAACAGTCCGGAGATGCTGTCAACGAAGCCGTCGATGTAGGCGAGGAGTCCGGAGTCCGACATCGCCATCGGGTCGGCTGCCGCCTTGTAGTAGTTGATCTTGCAATTCTCGTCGGACTTGCCCTCCACAAGGATGGTCTCGAAACCGTCCATCGAGTTCTTGGCGGCCTTGCCCGCGTCACCGTCAGCGACAACACCAGCATCGATGAACTTACCCTTGGCGATCATCGAGATGGTGATGTCATCCAGCACCTTAGGCAGGATGTGGTTCTCGATGATGTAGCGGGTGATAGGCATATCCGCCATGGTCTTGCCCTGCTCGTAGAGATAGAGCAGCCAGCTCTTGAGCACATCGGCCGGCTGGATCAGCACGTTCAGCTTGTGACGGCGATAAGGAATCCTGATCGGAGTGAACTTGGCCGCTCCCTTAGGAGTCCATTTCGGTGTGAACTGCTGTGAGACCTCGGACATAATGGCCGCGCTTGCGATGTAGTCCGTGTTGGACTGGATGCGGGTCATATGCTTGGCGTCATCGAATCCGTTGTAGATCCTCTTGTTAAGGAGCTCCAACTTCATCTTAGAAGGCATCGTCATCTTGAACTCGGCGTTGAGATCCGTGATGTCGATAGACGCGTCTTCCATCGCCGTGAAAGCGTAAGGATTGACGGAATCAAGGGCTTCCTTCACGATCTTGTTGTGTGCCGCCGCCATATTGATGGCAAAGACCTTGGCCTCCTTGGACGCAGGAACTGCCGTGGCAACCGGCTTAGGCTCCGGCTCGGAAGCCAATGAGACAACGTCCTTCTGTAGTTTCTCGATCTGTGCTGTCAGCGCGGCTGTTGCTTCCGCCGTCTTGGCGGCTACAGCCGCGTCGAAAAGGGTCACGGCATCACCCTCCTCATCGAGGTCGATGCTTTCCAGTTTGTCGAGAAAGTCCTGGCCGTAGTTCTCCAGAACCTTCTGCCGCTCCTGATCGGAAAGGGAAACCTTGCCGTCCTTGACGTCAAGCTCGCTCTTGCCGAAGAGACGGGCCACAAGTCGGCCCATCTTGGAATTGTTGAGAGTTTTCTTATCCATTATGAAAAAGATTGGTTAAATGCTTGCAAGTGCGAAGACCGCATCTATTGTCTCGTGGAGGGTCTTCCTGGCATCCGCCATGTTCAGGCGCAGCGCGTCGGCGGTGAGGAACATCTTTCCCGAGAGAACCCCGTCCTGATCCTTGTGGATGGTAGGCCTTCCGGCCACGACGGCATCCCTGAACTGATCCACCAGCGGCTTCAGCTCGGCCTTCGCCGCCTCGTACCTTCCGGAAAGAGCCTCCCTGTAGGCGAAGTTCTTGTCCGGAGACTCCTCGGCATAGATGACAATAGTCTTCTCTCCGGTGGTAGGATTGGCAGCCGTGCTGTCGATGAACACGGCCATGGCTCCGATGGAGCCGACCTCGGAAAGGTCGTTGTCCATGTAGATGGCGTCACATTGGGAGGCCACCCAGTAGGCGGCGGAGGCACAGCAGTCCACATGTGCGTAGACCGGCTTTCCGGCGGCCTTCGCGTGGCTGATCGCCTCGATCATCGGAGGGATGGCAGACGAACTGCCGCCGGGAGAGTCTATGTCCAGGATTATGCCGATGACATTTTCGTCATCGGCCATCTCCCGGAGCCTTTTAGCTATGAACGTTGTGCCGTAACTCTCGCAAGTGTCGTACTTCGTCATCGTTCCGTGAAGAGGGATGATGGCCACACGCTTGGCCTTTTCCGGCAGAGCACCGGAGTCGGAGACCGTGGTGACGCTTGCCGCCTTCACCTCCATCTCAACCGGAGTCTTGCTGAGGAAAGCACGAGCGATAGGAAGCAGCTGCTCCGGATTGGAGACCAGCCACTTTCCCTGAACGATGTCCCTTGCCAGTTGGAATGTGTCTGCTTTCATCTTGTTAATCAATGTTTACGCAAAGATACCAGCGAGACACCCGTAAGGAAAGGACACGCTAAAAGACAGGGAATTGATACGAGCTGGACAGCTTCAAGGTGTTGGTTTCGTTGACCTCGAAGGCAAGAGGCAAGTCCTCGGTGCCGTAAGTCTCATCGTCCCCGTGGCAGAATCCTACCTTTAATATAAGGTTGTCCCTCATAATCTCCGAGGACTCCGAAAGCGTGGCGTTGATCTTGACGGTGGCCAGCCTCCCGGCATCCTCCGTCTTCTCCGACCGCTCGATGGTGGCGGTCCCTGGAACGAGCGCAAGTTTATGCCAGACTCCATCCTGTCTGTCAAGGCTCTGGGCCTGCAATGAGTCAATGATTCTGATCATCTTTAAATCCGTTTATGTTTATACTGCTGTTGATGTAATCCACCTTGTTGATAAGTTTCTTCACCAGTTTGTCCAGCGTCTGTTGCGATTGCCTGTAGATCCTCTTGTGCAGCGCGTCGAAATAGTCGGTGCTGAACAATCCCCTCGACACGATGAACGCAGTGACTATGTCCTTCTTCTGGACTCCGAGCTCGTAGCCGGCAAGGTAGTACTGCTTGAACTCGATGTCAAAGAAGGCGTTGATCGCCATATTCAACGCCACCGTGCTGTACTTGTCATAATAAAGGAACTTATCCCTCATCGGAGCCGTGGCGATGTCGCTTGGCAACTCCAGATCCACGACCTTGTCGCCTTCCAGAGCCACCGGACCCTCCGCCACCTTGCAATGAGCCACGAGAAGCCTGCCTATGCTGTTTCGGGCATAGACTTTCAGAGGCCCGCCCGGACTGTCAGGCGGGAACAGGTAAGCCAGATAATCCGCCATCATCGGCGAATCCACTTTCAATTTAACATCGAGCATTTCACAGTTCATCAAATATTATAGCCACATTTTTCGCAAAAACAGCAACTACACCAACTACACTTGAAGCTATGTTTGATTTTCAATGAGTTAACCAAAAACGAGGTGTAGTTGACCCTCGAAAATGTGTAGTTAGTGTAGTTGGAGTCACCGCAAGTGTAGTTGAATGTAGTTGGAGTGTAGTTCTTCAACTACACCGCAACTACACCTTATTTCGTTAATATTCATTCATTTACTTCAAGTGTAGTTAGTGTAGTTAGTGTAGTTGGGGTTTTTCGTTTCCTCAGCAAAATAATTTTTCACTAATTTACGTAATTTATTGAAGAACTACAATAGATAACACAATATAAACATTTGTTCTATTTAAAAGTATGTAAAAATAGTTATTTTACTTGTGCTAAATTTCGGCACAACCACTCCGATTTTCCTCATTTTCCCCATTCCCCCCCCCCCCC